GGTCCAACGCAAGAGTTGTATGTAAGGGTTGAAGGATTTACTTTTAATAAAGTAACAGCTCAACTAAGTTTTCAGATCACATATTGGATAGATAGAGATCATGCCATAAAATTTAATAAGGTATATCTTGAAGAGGAAAATAAAAATGCGAAAGGATTGATACAAAATAAAGTAATTTATTTTGAGAATGAAGAAAGCGAAGGTAAGGAAATGCAACTAGAACAGTTTAATAGAGTATTAGTTGCTGATAAACAAGAGATTGATGTTCCAATATTTGAGGAACAAAATGTAAAAATAGAAGTTCCTTATATTAGCTTTGATGAAAATGGAGATGAAGTTACAAAATATAGAGAAGTAATTAGAAAAAAGAAAGTGCAAGTAGGCTCGAACAAAGAAACAAGATCTGTTATAGACGTAAAAGCGTTTAATAATATATACGGATACTGCTACAAAAAATTGAAAGAGTACCTTAGCACTTTTTTACCAGAAGAAGCAATTGTAAAAGTATAATATGGCTAGATTTACCTACGGAGCAAACGATGTAGAATACCAAACATTTAATAGTTGGTCTAATGCCTTAGATTCAGGCAACACTACAAATATATCTGCCTCTATAGCGTATTCAGAATTTATACCTGATCAATCAGGAAGTTATGCAGCTTCATTTTTACAAAATAGCTCAGTATTTTATGGTTCATTAGTAGCTGGAACTGGAGGAAATGTAGCAGTAACTGCTCCTTATTCAGCTGGACCAGGAGCTTCTTTTACTATAAAAAATATTAATATTACAAATACATCTATAACAATAGAAGCTACAACAAGTTATCCGTGGGTATTTGATTCTTGGAGAACAGCAGCAGATGGTGGAGGTTCTCAAATAAGCACTAATGCTACTTTAACAGTAAATGATGATTCAGCAGCTGATCATGGAGCTTATTATGCCTACTTTACAACTACTCACTTAGATCCACCATAGAAAAATAATTAAAGGTTTTGAAAATAATTTGGGTTTTAGATAATGTTACAGGAGAAAAGTCTTTTTACAGTAGACTTTATATCTTACTACTTATAGCGTCTGTTAGTCTGTGGAAGAGATTCTACCCAGACGATAACTGTGTACTATACTGTGATGAACTAACTAGAGAGACACTAGAAACTATTAAGGTACTACATCTATGGAATAGTATTGAGGTATATAAGCCTAAATATAAAATTGAAAGAAAAATATTTTGGGCAGCAGCAAAGTTAGAAGTATTATCTCAGCAAACAGAACCTTGTATAATAGTAGATAACGACCTACATATATTTGCTCCAATTAAGAAATTTTTAGATCCTAATAAATTCTATGTTCATAATATTGAACAAGGAAAAGGATATTATCCAAGCTATACTGACAAATATGTAAGACAGTTAACTTACAAACCAAGATGGCAAACAGAATCAGTAAATGTTAGTTTTTTACAACTCCCCGATCCTTCATTTATTAAAGAATATGCTTTTGCAAGTCTTAAACTAATGGAAGAGTTTACAGCAATGAAAGTTCCTAATTCTCAGTATTTAATTTTTGCTGAACAATTACTTCTTCGACATATGTTTAAGATGAAAAATATCGACTTTACTTCTCTCATAGGAACTTATTGGGATTGCAATGCATGGGAATGGGGCGAAGAACATGATAGAGGTATTTGGTCTATCTACGATTCAGAGGTATTTGTAAAACATTACGGACCTCTTAAAAGATGGATAGTACATAATAAAGCTGATCAAAGTTACGATAGAGAGGTAAAACATTTGCTTAATTGCATAAATATTCCTAACTTAGATTTAACAAGTATAGACAAAGCTTAATGGGAGTTATAGATAAAGAATACATTAGACAGTTTTTAACCAATAATCCTGTCATAGAAAAAGATATTAAAGGAAAAGAAATAAAAACCTTTAAACCTGTCAAATATAGATGGACTCACGGAGCATCTGACTATGATTTAGGAGATGGACTTCTTATTTACTCTATTATTCAGTTAATGAGATATAAAACCTGTGTGTGTTTAGGTTCAGGTGCTGGCTTTATTCCTAGGATAATGACTCAAGCTAGACTAGACTTACATGATCAAGGTATATTTGAAGGAAATAATGACTATAATCATGGAGATATAGGAGAAACTTATTTAGTAGACGCTGCAAATGGAATAGGAGGTAAAATAGACTATTCAAACGAAGATAGTTTCTTTAGATATCAATTTGCTCCTAGATTTATAAAAGATACAACTGAAAATGCTTATTATAATTATTTTGTAAAAAAAGATATAAAAATAGACTTCTTGCATATAGATGCTGGTCATTCATACGAGGATGTAAAACGTGATTTTGAATTATATTCTAAATTAGTTAAACCAAATGGTATGATTTCTATTCATGATACAGATGAAAGATACCAAAAGGAATTAATTATTACTGAAGATGAAAAAGAATATTATGAATTTTTCGACGGACCTCCAAAGTTTATAAAAGAGATAGAATCAGAATGGAAACAATTTAATTTTTTTAATACAGGAATTCACCCTTCGAAACCAGCATCAACAGGATTAACACTTTTACAACATGCCTAATTTAGTTACAGTAGTCGGTAGCAATACTCATATTTTACCTCATATGTTAAAACACTATGAAGATAAAGTAGATAAGTCTTATGTAGTGGTCTATAGACAATCAGAGGACGATAAAATATTAGAAGAAATAGAAGAATTAGGTATTACTCCTTATAAAGTAGTAACTGAACCTAAGTTTCATTGGGAAAAAGTTACAGAGCTATATAATCAAGTAAAAAGAACCCGTCCAAATGACTGGTGGATAGTATCAGATGACGATGAATTACAAGTATACCCAGAGACTTTAGACTATATTATTAATTATTGTGAGAGAGCCGGGTATCATTTTGTTACCGGTGGTTTTTTAGACCGTATAGGACCTGAAGGTTCTTTTCCTAAGGTAAATATAGACACTAATTTACATGAAGCTTTTCCTAATGCAGGTTTTTTTAGATATCCAATGTCTGGAGCATGTCCAAATAAAGTAACTTTAATGAAAGGACACGTAGATGTAACACCAGGTCAACATTATGCTGTTACTAATAAAGGAAACAGCTGGGGTAAAATGCATAGAAGACGATTACCAATACAAGATGTATTTGTACAAGTTCATCACTTTAAATGGGACTCAACAGTAATAGAAAGATTAATGGATGTATCAACAGTTAGAGAAGATTATTCATACTGGAAAGAATATAATAAAATGCATAGGGAAATAATAAAAAGTGACTATAAAATAAACATAAAAAATAAGAAGTTTTTAGTTGAAAAGCTGAAAAATAATTCTTATATTGATTATAAAGATTACCCTCACTGGGATAAGTTAACAGATATAATTACAAATATTTAAAAATGGCAAAAACAGAAATCAATTACGAACAAGAAAGACTTTTATTAGAAGAAAGAAAAATAAAAGCTCTCGAAAAACTTGCATCTGCTGTAGACTCTCTTACCTTATGGTTTGAAGAAATTGATAAAGGAGCTTGGGATGAAAGAGCTCAATGGTATTTATCAGAGTTTCATAAAGGTATAGTCGGAGAAGATAGTGAGTAGAAAGTTAGGTATTATTGTTCCCTATAGAAATAGACATAGTCACCTTAAGAGATTTTTAGACAGATTACCAAAATATTTAGACAATAGAAATTATAATTACGAAATTATAATAGTACAACAAGATAATGCATCTGCATTTAACAGAGGTACACTATGTAATATTGGTTTTCAAGAAGCTAAAAGATTAAGATGTGATTATGTTGTATTTCATGACGTTGATATGCTTCCTATCAATGTCGATTATTCTTTTTCTTCATTTCCTATTCATTTAGCAACTCAAGATCTACCTTTCGAGACATACTTCGGAGGTATAACCTTATTTCCGGTAGAAGATTTTGATAAAATTGATGGATTCTCTAATCTTTACTGGGGATGGGGATTTGAAGATGACGACTTAATGTATAGATGTATAAAAAATAACATACAACTAGATAGAACATCTAAAAAATTTGATAATCAAAATAGGGGGACAATAAAACTTAATGGTACTAACGCATATATTACTTCTCCTAATATTATAAAGTATACAAGAGATTTTTCATTTGGAATACAGTTAACATTAGATAAAATAACTTTAGATCATACAAAAAATTCTGATACCTTTACTATTTTTAGCGTAGAAGGATTTGATTTTAGAATATTCTACAGTTCTTTTAAACGGTTTTCAGTTCAATTTTTTGATACTAATAACAAATTTTATCAACTTTACTCTTCAATATTTGAAGGATCACAAAACTTTTTATTTATTAACTATATTGCTAAAGAAAGAACTTTAATTTTTTATATTGACGGTATAGAAGTTGGTAGACAAAAACTTACTAGTACTTTAAAAAACTATGGTAACAAAAAAGATATATTTTTAGGATGTAGTCCAAAGAAAGAACATTATTTCAATGGAAGTATAGAAAAATTTCTTATATTCGAAAGGACATTAAAAATAGAAGAAATTAAGAGTTTATGTTCTAAACCTGATATTGGATGTAGTTCTAATTACGGAGAATATAAATCTAGCTTATTCTTAAAAACTTATTATGACTCCAGATTTATTCATAACTATAGATTAATAGACTTATCTTCGAATGATAATCCTGGTGATATTTTTAATGCTCATATTACCTTATTAGGTAGTAAAAACGTCAAAGTTTTTCATAAACCTAAAAGAAGAAAAAGCAGATATGAAACACTTAATCATGAATCAAATGGATTTTTAAATGGTAGATGGAAAGACGATCTTACTAGATGGAACCAATTAAGGTATACTAATGAGGTACTTAATGGTAGGTATGACAAAGTTCAAGACGGTCTTTCTAGCTTAGAATTTACACTTCATGGTAAAAGTAGAAAAGGTAAAGTACATTATTTAAACGTAGGAATATAATGAAATTAGGAGTTTGTGTACCATATAGAGATAGAGAGTTACATCTTAATGAATTTGTTCCTAAAGTAGGAAAGTTTCTTAAAGATAGAAATATAGACTTTCAAATGTATTTTTGTCATCAAGTAGATGATAAACTTTTTAATAGAGGAGCTACAAAAAATATAGCAGCTAAACATGCATTTGAAGAAGGATGCGACTATATAGTGTGGCATGATATTGATATGATACCTGAAGAAGGTGCTGATTATACTTACCCAGAAGATAACCCTAGACATATAGCAACTAAAATATCTCAAATGGACTATGGATTAAAGTACCACGAATATTTTGGCGGAGCAGTACTGTTTACAAAAAAACAAGCAGAAGCTACTAACGGATATTCTAATGAATACTGGGATTGGGGAATGGAAGATGATGATTTATTCTGGAGATGTCATATGGAAGGTATGACGAACGATACTTACTTAGACAAAGGAGAACGAACACAAAGATATGCTTCGTTTAATGGAGATAGCTCTGTTATAAAAATACCTTTCGAAAGAAAATATAGAGGACTTACTTCTAGATCTCACTCAATATCGGCTTTAGTTAGATGTTATCACCAGTTAGATAAAAATAAGATTTTTTTAATAGGAGATAAAAAAAATAGATATGTAGAATATCCTATATTTAGATTACCTGGGTATGATTATGGCTTGTCTTTTAATAATTCTAGAGCGTTATCTTTAACTTATTGGAATAATTTTCAACAACACAATTATATGTGGATTAAGAGGTATGATAATCAATGGAGCTGGATAACAGCTACTTTTGATGCTGAGAATAAAACCTCTCATTTTTACTTAAACGGTTCTGAAGTAGACAGTAAAGCAGGGTTTGGTAGCCCTTCTCCTCATACTTGGATTGGTACATTAAAGAATTATGGAATATCGGATATTTATTTAGGACATACACCTACTTTTCCGGATAAGTACCATGGTTATTTTAAAGGAGATATAGCAAAAACATTTGCTTGGAAAAGATGTTTAACTCCAGAAGAAGTTATGAATCTACATAAAGATATTCCTAAAGATGATTTAGTTTTAGATTTAGATTTTAATGATCCTAAATCTGCTTTTAACGCTAAAGATATTCAGTTTAAAAAAGATAGCTTTAAGATACCTAATTCTATTGTACCTCATAGAGTAGACGGTAAATTCAGATGCTTACCCCATAAAGACGAAGGATTAGTAAACGGCAAATGGGCTAAAGGAGAAACAACTGCTAGAAACGAGCGAAGATATGTCTTACAAATGCAGCAAGGTAAGGTTAATTATAAAGAAGATGGACTTAAGCAAGTTAAGTATGAACTTGTAGGAGAAGAAAAACTTACCCCTTGGGCTAAAATGATTAATATAAAACTATGAGTGCAGCATCATTATCATTCGATAATCCACATTACGTAAATACTAAGAAACAATTAGATAGCATAGGAAAAGGTTTCTGTTTAGCTAAATGGACTCAAACTACTATACATTTACAGATGGGACAGACACACTCATGTCACCATCCTAACACTCATAAAATACCAGTAGCTGAAATAAAAAGAAACCCGTCTGCACTACATAATACAAGATTTAAAAAGCAGAAGAGAAAGCAAATGCTAGAAAATGAAAGACCTTCTGAGTGTGATTACTGTTGGAACGTAGAAGATAACTCAGATAGATTTTCAGACAGAGTATTTAAATCTAATGAAAGCTGGTCTAAACCTTATCTACAAGAAGTATTAGATTTAGGTTGGAGAGGAGACTATAATCCCAAGTATGTAGAAGTAGCATTTTCTAACGTATGTAATTTTAAATGTTCTTATTGCGGACCTTCTTTTTCTTCTAAATGGGTAGAAGAGGCAAACAAGTACGGTCCATATCCTACCACAGATAGATTCAACGATTTAGAAGGATTAAAAAGAGATAGTAAAATGCCTATTCACCACACTATGCATAATCCTTATGTAGAAGCGTTTTGGAAATGGTGGCCTGATCTTTATAGAGACTTACATACCTTTAGAATTACCGGAGGAGAACCATTACTATCAAAGGATACATGGAAAATACTAGACTTTATTATTGAAGAACCTAACCCTAATAAGAAACTAAATTTAGCTATAAATTCTAACTTAGGTATTCCTGATAATTTAGTAGATAAATTTATAGAAAAAATACAAAGAATAGAAGATGAAGGTAGGGTAAATGAGTTTATAATTTTTACTTCAGTAGATGCATGGGGACCACAAGCTGAATATATTAGAAATGGATTAGAGTTTAATAGGTTTTGGGCTAATATGCATAAAATATTAACGAAATGTCCGAGAATTAATTTAACTGTAATGTCTACCTTTAATGCACTATCTATTCCTAGTTACTATCAACTTATACAAGGAATATATGACCTTAAAAAAACTTATACTTCGAGTGATAGATATTGGACTTCCGCAGTATTTTTAGACTCTTCATACCTTAGACATCCTAGACATCAAACAGTGCAGGTACTACCTATGGAATGGGCAGAAGAAGTATTTAGAACAGCTCAATATGCTAACTACTTAGGTATACCAAAATTCGATCATAAACATGTAGGGTATTCAGACATCGAAATTCAAAAAGTAAAAAGAATATATGACTGGATGCATGCATACAAAGAACCAAAGCAATTAGAAAGAAATAGAGCAAATTTTGGTAGATACTTCAAAGCTCACGATGAGAGAAGAGGAACAGACTTTATAAAAACTTTTCCTGAACTTGAGGATTTCTACAGAAGATGTTTAGATAAAGCAGATATAAAATTATGATATTCGACGGAACACTTTCTTATCTTTTTAATACCGGGAATAACAGTGGGTTAATCAAAAATAATATTAATCAAGTATATATGGGGGACTGTACTATATTGTGTAGATTTAAACCTGATATAGAAAAAATGACTAAAGAAATGCCTGAGATAGGATTTCTTTCTACCGGTATTATTTGTAAAAATGGTATGCATATTGGAATATTCTTCAAAATGATTAGAAATCATATTGGGGATGAACCTTGGGTATATAGGTTTAGTTTTGAATATTGGCAAGAAAACGAAAAAGAACAGAGAATATTAGATATAGACATTGACCCTAAAAAAGTAAAAGATACTTGGTTTGATATTAAGTTTACACAAACCCATGACACATTTATTTTTACAGTTGATGATAAATCTATAGAAGCTAAATACTTTAAATTAGTAGATTACTCAAATAGCTACCTTTGGGTGGGATGTGCTAATAGACTAGCACCAGACTGGAAGCATGAGCTTATTGGTGAAATAGATAAACTGTACGTTGAGATAGAACATACTTTACCTTTTATACAGCAACTATTTTTTGACGATTATGAAAGATTTACTGATAAAGTATTAGCTAATAGAAGCTCTAAAGCAGTATTTCTCAGTAATTTTAAAAAGTTTACTTATTACAAGATTCATGATGATTCGGGTAATGGTAATCACCCTATTAAATACGACAACGAATGGGTAACATAGACTTAACAAAAGTAAAGGTATTAATTACTGACGGAGATAGCTGGACTGCCGGAGATATAGTCGATCCAGTTCTATTTGCTGATGAACCTTGGCATGTAAATCACCCTGATAATAGACCTTATAGATTGCCTAAAGTCTGGCCTCATAAATTAGCTAGTAAACTTAATTTAGAATGTTTTAACATTAGTATAGCCGGTAGTAGTAATGACGGTATTGTAAGAAGAACTATGAATTCAATAGATGATATGCTTACACGCTACAAGCCTGAAGAAATACTTTACATAGTTGGCTGGTCATCACCAGAAAGAAAAGATTTTTTCTATGAAGACGGTACAAATAAGCATTGGGAAACAATGTATCCTGGAGAAATAGAATCCTATAAAGGATATACAGATAAACTACATAATTTTTATAAACACTACGTATTAAGTTTTTGGAATCCAGAAGAATTTATCACAAGGTACATCCAGCAAACTATACTTATTAAATCATTTCTAAAGAGCTTGAAGGTTCAGTATCTTTTTTTTGACGCATTTTATGAAAGCAAAGAAACTGTTTTATCAAAAGACCATTCTTTAAAATCTGCTAAAAATTTATACTCTACAATATCTGACAAATTCAATAACCAAGGAAAACTCAGAGCATTAGAGTTAAATAACACTATTAAGCATTTTCATAACATAGTTAAAGAAAGTTATATTGAAACTTCTTTTATTGATTTTATTCTTAAAAAAGAAAAAGAACTTGATAAAGAAATTATAACATACCATCCTTCTGAAGAAGGTCATGAACTATGGGCAGAATACTTATATAATGTTATCAAATAAAACTAAATTATACATAAACGGCTGTAGTTATACTGCAGGTAATAGACTAGAAGATAATGAAATCTGGCCTACATTGCTAGCAAATAAAACTAATTTAGAACTTATTAATCAATCTGCTAATGGACAAAGTATAGATAGTATATTTACTAATACTATTAGTACATTATCTATGGAAAGTAGCGATAATATTGTAGCAGTGATAGGGCTAACGTGGGAAACGAGGTATGGGTTATTTTATAATAAAGGAACTTTTAACATAACTCCTGCTGATTTGACAGATCCTGGAGAAAAACCTAAAACTATTTTTGAGGAGAAGTATAGTACTTGGAGAAGACTTGTATCACCATACACTTACGATCAAATTAAGCTCAATAAACTACATAAAGAAATAAGTAAAGACTGTGATAAGTTTAATAAAGCACTATACTATTTTACTAGATATTATGAATGCTTAATAGATTCAGATATAAATTTAAAATTTAATCAGAAAATAAATGTACTATCTAAAATTCTTGCTTTACAAGCCTGGCTTAAACAAAATAAAATTGAATACTTAATGGCAGATTTCGTAGGGTATACTTACCCTAGAGTTGTTAGAGAACCTAATGATGAAATACAGCCAGGATTATCTATGCAATCTAAATTAGATAATAGTAGAATAATAGACTTTGCTGACGAAGATTTTAGAAATAAATATAAAGATAAAGATACTGCTCATCCGTCTGCGGAAGGATGTGAATATATAACTAATAAAATTTACGAAAAATTAAATGAACTGTAAGGCTATTATAGATAAGTTTAACCAAGTTTCTTTACACGATCCTTCAAAAGAAATTATAGAAAAATATTTACATATTGAAGAGATTAAAGAATTAGATCCTTTTGGTAATCCTATGGTTAGACCATTATTTTCTCATTCTTCAATACCGTATGTATTAGATATTGAAACTGTAAAATTAGAAGAATTTAATTTTGATACAAATTCTATATATAGTGTGATGTTACACCACAATGCTGAACTAGCAGTTGAGCATTTAAATTTGATTCCTAAAACTATCATAGATAAACTAAAACAGTATAAATGTAAGCTTATATTGGATAATACGCTAGAAGGTGATACTATTGAAAGACTTCTTCCTATATTATATAGCTCTCTTGATAAACTTAAAATACCATACTCTCAAGTCTTTTTAGTTACTAATAATTTAGTAGCTAGAGAATATTATTATAAATGGATAGATTTAGCAAAACATTTTATATCACCTTTTGACTTATCAAATTTTACAGAAACATTTTTTAATAAAATATTTGCAGAAGACTTTAAACATAACTCTGTAAATATTATTAGTTTTCCTTGGAATATTCATGACGTAAAAAGATTAATACACAGTGGGGATTTACCTGAAGTAGTAGATATCGAAAAAGAAATAGAATATAAAACTAAACATTTAAATCAGTTAAGACCATTTCTTAAAGTTAATAGAACCGGTAGACCTGAAAGAAGTTTTTTTATGTTATATGCTAATTACCATAAATTATTAGATAAATTTAGGATTAGTTTTCCAAGATTAGAGCATCTAAACGATTTTGAATCAGCTATAATTGACAAATACCCCGAAATTATAAGTAAAAGTAATATAGATTCTTTACAAAAAAAAGTACCTTTTGATATAGACGTAAGTGATATTAATAACCATGGACAACCTGGTACCGGTATAGGTAAATTTAACGCCGATTTACCATTTAATCCTCAGCATTATAGAGATACATTTATTAGTGTAGTTATGTGCGCTTTTCCTTATATTGATAATGCTTGTCATCTACACAGTTCAACATTCAACCCTATATACTGTGGACATGCTTACTTAGGTTATGGACCTCATCATCATCTACAGGAATTAAAAAGGTTAGGTTTTAAAACTTTCAATAAATGGTGGGATGAAAGTTATGATAATCTTCCTAATCATTTTAACAGACTAGAAAAAGTACTTAACATAGTAGAAGATATAAGCAAATACTCTAACTCAGATCTTTTACAAATGTATAAGGAAATGAAAAATATATTACAACATAATTCTAACTTAATTAAAAACTATGACGGTAGAGAAGAACTTAGACAGCAAATTCTTTTCAAAGGACGACTTTTATAATGGTAATTATTCAATAATTACAAAAGAAAAACTAGAATCTAAGTATACTGGTTTTGTAAATGTTTTTGGAGAAGATAAAAATACACTTCAAATAATAAGTGATTCTGAATTATATTCAGACAGGCAATACAATGGTCATATAGTATGGAATATACCAAGAAAAGACCCTTCTTTAGAGTTATTAAGTTCTATAGTATCTAGTAATAAATTAACTCATAATAATATATTTTGTTACGATATTCATCACGATGGGGTAGATTCTAAATGCTATATAGACTATACTATTTTATTTTGTTCTTCGTGGGTGCTACCTTTTGTACTAAATACTAATAGAACTAGTAATTCTCTATATGGAGATATAGCAGCAAGAAGAATCAATATACAACAATTAAAATATAAAAAGTTACTATGAGAATAGCAGTTTGTATGAGCGGGCAGCTTCGTCAATGGAAGCTAGCAATTGAAAATCAAAAATGGTTTTGGGGGACTTCTAATGCAGAAGTAGATTACTTTTTACATACATGGGATTATAGTGCAGATAGAACAGGTGTATCTCAACCATATACTACTAGAAAGGTATCTCAAGAAGAATTTGAAGAAATAGTAAAAACCTATAATATTAAACTTGCTAAGCTTGATACTAAAAAACAACATGAATTCTACGATAACGATCACTGGTTAAGCTTATTTTATAGTTTATCACAGTCACTATTACTTAAAAGACAGTATGAAATAGACAATAACTTTGAATACGATGTAGTAATAAAATCTAGACCTGATGTAGTATTTAATCCAGCTATAACATTCAGATGGCCAAGGTTATGGAATAATGTAGTTTACACTACTCACGGTGGACCTATGCCTATAGAGTTTAATATGTTTAACTTTAATGACTGTGTATTTTTAGCTAATTCTTATACTATGGATTTATTAACAAATTTATACTTTTATAGAAAAGAAAGAATAAAACCTGAAAATGTAAAATTAAGAAATTTTCACCCCATAGGACCAGGAACCTTAATGCACGATTTTTTTAGAGAATATGGGATCACCCCACAGTTTAATTCTTTACCTTTTAAAGAAACTCTACTCAAAGAAGGATGTCCTCAAAAGTTAGATCTAGTTAATCCTGAAGAGTTTCCTGAAATGGATAACTACTTTAGAGAATGGTATACAAAGTAAATGAAAAAAATACTCTTTTTTATTAGTTCTAATGGATATGGTCACTACGATAGATGTAAAACTATAGCTTCGTATTTGACAAATGACTTTAATGTTACGCTACTTTCTAAAAACTATCAAATTCAAAAACTAAAGCCTTTAGAAAAATGTGAACACTTAATTCTTAAAGAAGATACTATAAGATGGGATAAAAACATATCTCTTAATAGTATAAGATTTAATGAATATATGAAAGGACTTGACGAAAAGGCTAATTTATTTAAAAAGTACGACCTGGTAATAACTGATAATATAGTAGGTATATTAAAATATAGATCAGACGCTATACTAAGTGGTTCATTTCTTTGGAAAGATATTTTTAAGGATAAGTTTGGCGATAATAAACTATCAGAATTCGACAATAAACTTCTTACTAAATATAATCCTCTTATTCTTACTAATAAGTACTTTGAAGTAGGTAGTGTAAAAAAATATAACAATAAAAAACAATTCGGCTTCGGATGCCCTACTTTACCTTTCGTAAAAAACAGTATAAAAAATATAGTGTTTCTTAAACCTAGTTTGAATTACTTAAATTCCTACAGTAGCTATATGGATAAATTTAATTTAAACTACTCAACTAATATTAATGATATAAATAACGTTGTAATGGTAGCAAGACCTGGTGGTGGGATTATTACTCATTGTGTAAAGCACCATATTCCTATGATAGCTTTGTACGATAATAATGATTCAAGTGAAATAATAGACCTAGCAAATAAGGTAGAAGAACTAGGCATAGGAATTAAACAGAATGTGTCTAAATCACCATCAAAATCTCTTTTAGATTTTTATAAAGACAATTCTATTTATAATAGTATACAGCTAACAAAAAATGGTTATGAAAAAGCCGCAAATTATATTAAATCCCTGGTTATATGATATTCGAAGATTTATTCGCTCATCGATCTTTTGATGAAAATAGTAGAAGAGTACTAAACAAACTACTTTCCACAAGCAACTACGAAGAAAATAAAACCGTATACTGGAGAGGATCAGATTCTCAAGATATGTTTATCGAAAGAATAGGTTCACCTACTAGACCGTTTATTAAAGAACAGTTTAATTATTGGAAAGATAAAAAAATAGAGTATAGATACAACGAAAAAGGTTTTAGATCAGATGATTCATTTGAAGGCAAAGGAATACTTTGTTTAGGATGTAGTTATACCGAAGGGATAGGGCTGCCTATTGAATATAACTGGAGTTATAAATTAGCTAAAGCTTTAAATACAAAGCATTTCAACTTAGGTCAAGCAGGTCTTGGATTAGACAGTGCTTACAGGCTACTTTTAGGGTATAAAGATAAATTAAAGTTCGATAAAGTATTTTTACTCGCACCTCCCCCTTACAGATATGAATGGTTTACAGAAGATAACGGACTGATTGATGACTATTTTGTAAATAAACCCGACTTAATGCAATGGCTTGCTCAGAGCATGGGAAGTAACTTTCATATTAAAGAACCTCAAGGTAAGTTTTTTAAGAGTTTTATTTTTGGTAGTGAAATGAATGATACTATTCATGAAAGTAAAGTTATTCATGCAATAAAAGGTTTATGTAGTGAAATAGGAGTAGATTTTTATTATAGATCTTACTATATCAATAGAAAAGAAAAAGAAAGTTTAGTTGGAAAAGACAATGTACCTGCTAGAGACGGTCATCCTGGTAGTGCTGAACAAGAATTTTACTTTAATAGTTTTTTAAAAATGGTTAATGAAAATAATTAGCGGAGAATACATACAGGACTTATGTAAGGTAAGTATCAGCAAAAAAGAACAGAAAGAGTTTGAAAGCCTTAAGCAATTAGATTCTATTGATATAGATTCTTATGATTTTACTAATTACGATAACCCATCTACTGTATATGTTAATAGCTCATTAATAAACATATCTAAACCTGAGTTAATAAAGAGTAGTTTATTTGAAAAACTTAAACAATTTAAAAACCCTTTCGATCTCATACTGCATAACTCAGACGACCCATTTGATAATGTGCATTTAAAGTATTTTGATATACCAAATATCAAGAGAATATTTAGTCAAAACGTAAATACTACTCACGATAGATTAATTCCACTACCTATTGGTTTAGCAAACGAAATGTGGGAGTTTGGGGATAAGGATACTTTTAAAAAGTTAATTCAACCTGAGGTAAAAAAGACTAAGTTTATACATTTTAACTTTACTGTAAAAGGAGGTGCTAGAGACGAATTTAGACCGCAATGTTACAACGCTGCTGTAAAGAAAGGAATAGAAAAAGCACCTACTTTAGGGTTTGTAGATTATATAAATGAACTTAAACAATATAAGTATTGCTTAAGCCCAGAAGGTAACGGTATCGATTGCCATAGAATGTGGGAATGTTTCTATCTTAAGGTAATACCAATATGCCATAGAAACGTACTTACTGAATACTTTGCTAACCTATTTCCAATAGTTTTAGTTGATGATTGGAACGACTTAGATTTAGAGTATTTAGAGAAGTATTATGATAAATTAAATAATTGGAAAAATTACTACTTACTAGACTTAGATTTATACCTTAAACATATAAACTTCAATGATAAATCATAAACATAAATTTATTTTTCTGCATATACCTAAAACTGGCGGCATGTCTATAGGTAGAGCTTTAAATAGAGCATGCGGTATAGAAGAAACTTATGAAGGGTTTGAAATACACTATGATAACTTAACTAAAGATATTTTAAAAGACTACTTTGTATTTACTTTTGTTAGAAATCCATGGGATAGACTCACCTCAGAATATAGATTTAATAAAGATGTTAGTAAAGTTTTTACTTTTGACTCTTTTCTAGAAAATACTGATAAATGTTATGAAGAGATATACAATACTAAAATAGGTAAAAATAATATAGAAGAACTAAATTTTGACGATAGAGTTAAACAACACGGAGACCTTATACATACATTATCTCAATCAGACTTTTTAAAGGGTAAATATTCTCACTATATAGATACTCTACCTTATATAGACTTTGTTGGAAGATTTGAAAATTTAAAAAAAGATTTTAAATACGTACTTAATAAATTAGACTTAAAAGCTAATTTAACTCATAGTAATAAAACCAACTTTAGTAATAAACATTATTCTTGGTATTTCAAAAATAATATATCGAATAAACAGATAACAGAAGATGCTAAATTATTTAATTATACTTTTGAAAGAGAAGACAAGAGTAATAGAGTAAATTACTGGTTTAAAGACTTTACTAAATATAAACCGTTCGATATATTAGAATACGAAGATGTTGTTAATACATATTTAAATGTTTCAGACAAACTCAAACCTGATTTCGAAAAATCAGGATGGAACGAAAGACCAATAAATTCAGATAACGAAGAAATTAAACCAAAAGAAAATTGGGACGGCTTTGACCCAGTGTACTATAATGTAGATCCGACTAATGAAGGTATAGTAATGGCAAAAGCTGATACTATTTCTATGAATATGTTAGGTTACGGAAAAACTTGGACTAATTTTATCTACCTTACACTACCATACCAACTTATTGTTAATTATATGACTAGTGTACACGACAATGATGATATATCGATTGCAAAAAAATTTTTTAGAGAGGTTGAAGAAAGATGGGGAGATAACAGCTGGAAAAATAAAAATTGGAAAACTATAGAAGAACAGTACGATAGAAAATATCCCGAATATTCTAAGTATACTGATTTTTATGAAACACATAAATGTCTTAAATGGAAACAAGATGTTGATATAGCTCAATATGTGTCTATTTATAACAAAGGGCTATTATTCCCTATTTGTTATAACGATAAAGACTTTATGCTCAGAAGAGGAACGCATAGAGCTTTTCTACTATCGATGACAGATAGTGATATTCCGATTATTTTACAATACGATAAAAATAAAGGTATCGACCAAGTATTTGAAGTAAATACTCCAGAATTTTTTGGAGGAAAATCTTTAAAAATGATAGTTGATACTAAAAATAAAAAACAAGAGTTTTATATAGATAATAAAAAATTAGTTTTATGAAAAGTTTAGCAGTTATAATACATGCTCGTAAAGAAAGCACCAGAGTCCCAAATAAACATTTAAGACCATTAGATAAAGCTGGCCACTGTATGTTAGATTATGCCCTTACAAATGTAAGAGATATTAAAAACGTACAAGAAAAGTATTTAGCAGCATATGACAGAGATATTATGGATCAATACATACCAGGAGTGCCGATTTTACATAGAAATAGAGAATCAGTAGCACCTGGAAATGCCCATCATTCTATTATGTATAAACACTTAGAAAATGTAGAATCAGATTATATATGTAACTATAATCCATGTCAACCATTTTTAGACGTTTACAAAGTACAAGAAGTTATTGATTGGTTTATAAATAGTAAATACGATAGTGCTATAACTGTAACAAAAGAAAGAAACTTTTTTTGGGATACTAGATCTAACCCAGTTAATTTTAAAGAAAACGATAGACTATCTACAACTTCCGGTCCTTGGGTATATAAAGCTACTCATTCTTTAGTATTTTATAAAAAAGACTATATGTTAAATAATTGGGAATTATTTTCTAATAGTAAAAACGATCCTTACCCTTATGTAATTGATTGGCCTGATGAAGAACTTATAGATGTAGATATAGAAATAGATTTCAAACTTGTAAAAGCAATACATAATAAGTATGTTTAAAACTAATGCTTTTTCTGATTTAAAACCATTTGATGTACTTACATGGAATGAACTTAAAGATAGGTTTATTCTAAATCAAATAGAACTGTTTAAAGATACTCGATGGAAGATAGAAGGAGACTATCCAATAGATAGTTTTCCTATTAAAGAAGAAGAAGTATACCCGAATACTGTAACATACAAAGCTATAGGATATTATAGAAAATGTGACTATGGAAAAATAGTAAATGCAAAAACAGATTTAACTGGAAAGACTTTTAGTCGTCAATGTTTAGATAATGGAAAATTTTTATATTTAACTTTACCAAAAGAGATTATTATAAAAAATCAAAAAAACGTTTTACATAATAAAGATTTGAAGATATTAAATAAATTTATAGAAGAAATAAATAACTCTTCTAAAGGATGGACAAAAGAAAACTATATAAGTTATTTAAAAAAGTACGATGAAAACTATCCTTTGAAAACTACTGAGACTAACAAAGCTGAAGAAGTATATAAATGGAGAGCAGATTTTGCGATAGAATGGTTTATGAGTTTAAAAGAAGAAGGTATTATCAACCCCTTACTTTACTACATTGATAAAAAACCAGATACTGAAATAAAAGAAGCAAGATGGGAATTTGACGGAAGAGGTACTCACAGACCTTTTTTGATAGCTCACGCCGGATATGATGTTCCTTATTTTTTTAGAATAGACAATGATAAAAACCCAACTTATTATTCAGTTAAAAAAGCATACCCTGAGTTATTAAATATAAATCTTAAAAACAAAACTGTAAAAGCATACAGCACTAAAAATATATACGATGAAATATGTTATTGATATAGATGATACTATCTGTAAAGAAGAAGGACCTGTTATTGATAGAAAGCCTTTTAAAGATAGAATAGAAAAGATTAACAAAATGTATGATGAAGGTCATACAATAATATACTATACAGCTAGAGGAAATAAAAGCGGTAGAGGAGAAAAGTACTATAGACCTATAACTGAAGCTCAATTAGAGAGCTGGGGGTGTAAGTATCATCATCTTTATTTTAAACCATTTGATGCAGATGTATTTATAGACGATAGAGGAATTCATCCTAAAGATTTTTTTTAATGAAACAGTTTTTTAATATAGTACTGCCAATGGCAGGAAGAGGATCAAGATTTAGACAACAAGGGTATAAAGACTCTAAACCGTTTATAGATGTAAATGGAAAACCTATGATTCAAAGGGTAATAGAGAATTTAAATATAGAGTTTGATAAAAACTTTAAATTTATTATCTTATGTCAAGAATCTGATTATGAAGAGTATGATTTTTCTTTATTTAACGAAATAATTGGACATGATAATATTGAAATAATAAAACTAAACGGAATAACTGAAGGAGCAGCATGTACTTTACTTACTGCAAAAGAATTTATAAACAACCGTATTCCTTTACTTAGTTTTAACTCAGATCAAATGCTTGAATATGACCCTAGCGAAACCTATAGTCAATTAAGTTTACACGACGGAGGTATGCCATGCTTTCAAGGTAAAGGTCCAAAATGGAGTTATGCTAAAATAGACGAAGAAGGGTACGTAGTTGAAGTAGCAGAAAAGAAACAAATTTCCACTAATGCTACAGCTGGGTATTATTATTGGAATAGAGGCTCTGACTTTGTAAAATATGCTGAACAAATGATAGCTGCTAATGATAGAGTAAATAATGAGTTTTATGTAGCACCAGTCTATAACTATGCTGTTAAAGACGGTAGGCACATAGTAATAACCCATGTAGATAAAGTTCACCAGATGGGAACACCGGAAGACTTAGAGGAATATTTAAATGGATAAAAAAATCGCAATATGTTTTTACGGGCAGACCCGTACTGCAAAGGTTCTTGACGATATATACTCAAGAATGGACTATGTAGACTTTTTCGCAAGTACTTGGAATGATTTCAAAAATAAAAGTAGTTTTCATTTTATGACCGATTTTGAAACTAAACCAGTAGACTGTTATAAATTTATTAATAATACTCATAGATCAATCTACAGTATGTATAGAGTAAATAAATTAAAGAAAAGATACGAAGCTAAACACAATTTTAAGTATGATTATGTAATGTGGACTAGGAGTGAAATATTATTTTACGAAAATGCATTAATAGACTTTTTTGAAACTGTAAAACTAGATAATAAACTAACCATATTAGATAATATCACTGAAGATGATAATGGAAATCCTTACCTTACAGCTGACTATGCATTTTTTAGTGCATCTCATATATTCGACCTATATGCATCAGGTCATAAATATTTTAAGTTACTTGATAATTTAACACTTGAGTACGGAGGACATAATTACCATGCAGCTAATATACTAGAAAATAATATAGAAGTAAATAGAGCAAAAATTAAACATGTTTTTCAATATAATAAAAAGAGTAAAAGAGATATAGATGAATAAACCTATTACATATGCTTATTTAGAGACTACAAATTACTGTAATCTCCAGTGTTCTTTTTGTAATAGAGAAGAAGTAATAGGAGCACTACAACATATGCCTGTACCTAAGTTTAGACAGATGTTAGAGAACATTAAACACCACCCTATTAATGAAGCTAAATTAATGGGGATGGGTGAACCAATGCTTCATCCTAAGTTTGATGAAATATGTAAAACATTTAAAGAATTCTTTCCAGATGCTTTTTTAATTGTTGCAACTAACTGTCAATACCCTATTAGACCCGGTTCTAAGATGGGTATAAAGTTTAATGAATGTATGAAATATATTGACCTTTTATACTTTAGTATAGACGGGTATAAAGAATCTTATGAAAGAGATAGAGCACCTGCTAAATGGGAAAAACTAATGTCTTTTCTTGAAGATTTTAAACCTATGGACAGACATGGATGTAGAGTAACCTGTAATTATGTGGTAAATAAAGATAATATTAATGATATTCAAACTATCCAAGATAAAATAGTAGATGTATATAATTTAGAAGAATTAAGATTAAATATAGCTCAGGAATGGAGTGAGGATAAGTCTATGCCCGGTGGTTATACACTAGAACAGATAGATTACCTTAATAAAAATTGGAAAGATAACGTAAAAGGTAAAGAAGAATGGGATTTTCCTGACTGTTTTTGGGTCAAAGAAGGAATTTATACTACAGTTGAAGGTCATGTAAAAATGTGCTGTCTAAACACAGGTGCTAAACCTTTCGGTAACTTATTTGAACAGACTATAGAAGAAATTAGAGATTCTAAAGACTATAGCGCAGTAAGAACAGGATGTTCGACTAACAACCCAACATCTCATTGTAAAAACTGCTCCTATAAAGAGCTCGCTCCAATGTTAAAGAGAATAAAAGGATGAAATCAATAGTAGCTGATAAACCTCTTACTTTAATAGCAGCTGGGTGTTCACATACTCAAGGATGCGCTTTTGTAAATAAAAGAAAACATGGTAATAAAGTAGTATGGGCAAGTCAAGCACTTAAAGATAAGTATAAAGTTAAACCTAATTTTAGTTTTATTACAGAAAATCTTACATATATGGGTAAATTAAAAAAATTCTTACCTATAGATAAAATTATAAATTTTGGATATGGTGGTCAAGGTACGGACAGTACTTTAAGAGCAATCAATAACTACTTAATTAAAACTGGTTCTTTAGCTAACCATCTTTTTATCATACAGCTTCAGGAAGTATGGAGAAATGAAATAGTTTATACTTTTAGCAAAAAAACTAGAATGTGGACTGTTAAACACTTTGCTTTAACTAATGATGAAAAAGAATATAGCAAATTTAGAAAAGAATTTTTAACTTATTTATTTCATGTTAAATTTGAATTTGCAAAATATCTCCGTCAATTACTATACTTACAGAATATAATAGAAAAATTAGGCGGACAGGTTAGAATCTTTTTCCAACCTTTTTACAAACCTATGAATTATACTTTTTCAGAAAAAAAGCTTATTGAAAATCTCTACTACGATTACCTTACTCAGGGATTTGAAAAAAAACTACAAAAACTTCATACATTAGATGAATTATCGAATACTCTTAACATAATAGAAAACTATAGTATAGGAGATGATTTAATGAAGTACGGCACTAGACCAACACTACATAATGAAGGTCTATTAGATAATGATCATCATTTATCGGAAATAGGTAATGAAATATTAGCTGAAAATCTTTATAATAATATTAATAATAAACTAACGAAATCAATTTTTGGTGAAAAAGCACTTACTTAACATATATAGAAAAAATAATCAAGAGGATAAAACCAAATTTAAATACGTTTTAACTCAGAATGAAAGAAACTATTCTATAGACAAGCAACTATTAGATAAATTTTTTAGTTCTCTTAATCAGAAAGATATATGTTTTTATCCTAATACTGAAAATTTAAAAAATAAACTATGTAAACTGTACAGTATAAATCAGAACAACTTACTACTTACTCCTGGTTCTTCTTTTTCACTTAAGACTATATTTGAAACATTTAACGTTCAAGGAAATAATGTAGTAACATCTGAATATTTTTTTCCAATGTATCAAGTTTATAGTGATTTATATCAAACTAAACTAAGAAAAGCAAAATATACTGATATGAATCTAAATATGTCAAGCATAATAGATCAAACTGATAGTAACACACAGTTTATTATGTTGGCTAACCCTAATTCACCATTAGGTGATGTATATACTCAAAAACAGATAATAAAGCTATTAGAAACAGGTATTTTTGTTATTATCGATGAAGCGTACTTAGAATTTACCGGGGAGGAAAGCTGTATACCCTTAATTCACCAGTACAAAAATTTGATAGTAACAAAAACCTTTTCTAAGGCTTATGGTGCAGCTGGCTGTAGAGTAGGATTTTTAGTTAGTCATCAAGATAACATGGAATATTTATCTAAATTTAGGCTTATGTATGAAATAAATTCTGTAGGAGCTAAATATACTGAGTTTATTTTAGATAATATTGACTACTATAATGAGTATATAAAGCGTACAAAACAAGAAAAAGAAAAATACGTTTTAAAATTTATTGAAAAAGGATATAATGTAAAAAATACAGATTCAAGCTGGTTTTTTGTAGAAAGATTTACTGATAAAGATAACCTTAAGTACTTTAACGAATTAGGAATGAGCTTCAGAACTCTTATCCTACCTGATAATAAAGAATATATTAAATTTAATTTTGATTTAAAACTGTTATAATGTTTACAAAGAAATCATATTCTATAATAGACAGAACATTTAAGGAAGTAGATATATTTCATATTAATTCTTTTCCTTATGAATTAGCTGCTCATGATATAGGTTCATCTTATGATAACCTTATTAACGAAATAAGGTATAGGTGGTTGTACAGTAGAACAGGTTTCATGAACCAAATTATGGACTATAAATTTTTATTTAAAAGATTAATGGAATTTGTTTTAAACGTAGACTACCCTAAAAGCTTGAGACAGAGAACTAATATAGTACATGAAATGATGAAATCTAATTTTAATTCTAATGTACCTGTACACATAACTACATGTATAAGAAAAGAATCGAAATTAACAGAAGCAACCATAGATGCTGAAGATATTAACTCTGGTCATAACTTTAGTTGGATTATACATCCAGGACAAACAAGAGCGCAAGCTAGTGTATTTTGTAGAAGAAACTTAAGTAATATACTTTTATATATTCCAAAATCTCAATCACATAAAATTAAGTTTAAAAATTTTAAATCTATAGAGAAAATCGATACTTACGAGAAACTTTATAAACTATATAGCCCTCTTAAAAAAATAGACGGTCAAAATTATATAGTTGATTTATGTTTTGGAATAGAAGATAGAGATATTATTAAAGATCAAAAAGTACACAGACATAATGGTATAGATCCTATGCCGATACTTAAAGCTACTTATATATACGATCAAAAAGATGATTTAATGACTGGCGGTAAAAATAAACACCCCGGTACTAACTACGTAATAAGTTCTTTTAACTCTTTTAATAACTTTTGCGAAATATTTCACAATAATCAATACGCAGTCTATACTACTTTAGACAAACCTTCTAAACTTTGGAAATGTTTTGAAAGAAATGAAAGTAAATTAGCTACTTTAGTAAATGAAAAAAGAATTATTCCTAATAAAAAAGTTTTAGATTTATTAGAAGTTGATTCCTATTCTAGTAATCCAAAAAATCCATTTCCAAAAAGTTTACAAAAGTATTTTGAGGGTGATAGTATAAAAAATTGGTTGAAAAAATTTGATATTTTTTTAAATAAAAATAATGAAATATTTGAATATGAAAAAAATAAAAACTATGAAGAAAGAAGCTATAGTTTAAACAACTTACCTATTATTAACATAGATAAAACATTAGATTTTTTTATTATTCCTGAGTTAAACAATTACAGAGGATTTGCTTTGTTTTTAGGAGATATAGATTTAGATAGTTTCTTTAGAACACCTATTGAAATGTTATATTTTATATCAGGAGATGTTAGTATTGTAAAAAGTAAAGACCAAAAAGTTGCAATTATAAATTGTGAACATGAATATTGGAAAACTAAAAAAAATTATAAAGAATATATTTTAACTGACAACGTATATTATGAAGGCTAGTATTGGATTTTTAACACCATATAAACATCTACCTATTTTTGCAGATTTTGTAAATAAAAATTTTAAATGTATAAGTATGGTAGGACTCCCTAAAGATAAATTGAACATTTTTAAAAGTGTTGATTATTTATTTGCTGCACCCAACTATCTAAAGTATATAATTGAAGATAAAGATATAGAAGGTACAGGTATCAAAGGAATAATAACTCCTTCCACTGGCGATAACCATATAAATGTCTCTATACCGGTTATATCAATAAAAAATGATAGTATATTAAAAGAAATTTACTCTACCGCAGAACACAATTTATACCTATGTCTAGCTATACCAAGAAAAGTAGGAAATATAGTTGAATTAAAAGAAAAAACTTTAGGTATATTAGGATATGGAAGATTAGGTAAGATTCTAGAAAAAATAGCTAAACCTTTATTTAAAAATATATTAAAAGCAGATACTAATTTTGTAGACGATAATTTCTTTAGCGATACTGATTTTTTATCTATCAATATAGACTATAAAGATGAAAATATAGACTATATAAATGAAGAGTTCGTTGGAAAATTCAAAAATAATCTCTATATTGTTAATACTAGTCGTGGTGAAGTAGTAAATGAAGAAGAGATTATTAAACTTATCTACGATGGTAAAGTTTTAGGATACGGTACTGATGTAATTAAAGAAGAACATACATCTAAAGCTACCGTTCTTAAATGTTATAATGATAACCGTATACTTATTACTCCACATATAGGAGGAACAGCTATAGAAGCTCAAGAAAAAGCTTATAAAAGGGTAATTGAAAAGATAGTATGAAATACGATTGCATAGCTAGTTTTGGATGCAGCTTTATTAATGGTTCAGCTATAGAAGATATAGACGGTAATTTCCTTGGAGATGAATATAGAGTTTCAAATCTTCTTTCTAAGCATTTTAATATACCTGAAGTATGTTATGCTCAACCAGGGTTTGGTAATGAATCTATATTTAGGAGTATTTACAAGTTTTATAAAGAGACCAAATATAAAAACCCTTTTATACTTATAGGGCTATCAGGAATTACTAGAAAAGAAGTTTACTCAATTTGGCAAGATAGATTTTACGACTTACATTTATTTCAAAACTGGGATAAACATACAAGAGAGTTAGCAGATTTAACTAAAAAAATTACTACTGAAAATTATGACGCTGAAAAATTTAAAGAGTATATTAAAACTTGGGAAAAGTATTTTTTTGATTTGAATAGTGAACAAGAGAAGTTAGAATGGCAGATGTTATTTTTAGATGGATTTTTAAAGTCTAAAAATATTAACTATGTTGTATTTAATAGCTTAGAGAATAATATTAATAATATAAAAAACAAATTGCAGTATCTTTCATTTAACGTAAATAAAGAAATAAAATTTAAAGATTTAGGAGAGATAGAAGATTGCTGGTATCATAAACTAAGAATTGATCATTATTTAAAAATCTCAAAAGATTTCAATGATACAACTCTCAGAAGCGGGTCACCTCCATTTGGTAGATACTTTTCTAAAGGACATCCTTCTCCTGGTGCGAATAAAGATTTATTAAAATTAATTTTAACTTATATAGATGAAAATTATAGCTGAACTCTGTCAAAATCATAATGGTAATTTAGATACTTTAGACTCTATGATAAAGACTGCTGCTGTATGTAGTGATATAGTAAAAATACAAACTATACATGCTAGTAATCTTACTTTTAGAGAGAACTATGAAAAGCATAGACCGTACGAACCTGAGTATAGTAGACTTAAAGGATTAGAACTGAGTAAAGAAGATGAAGAGCTTTTTATATTAAAATGTATGGAGTATGGAGTAGAGTCTATGACTACTATATTTGTACCGCAACATGCTCCTAGATTTAACGAACTAGGATACGATAATTTAAAAATATCTGGATACTCTATACCTGCTTTTGATTATGGTAAAAAATTAAAAAACTTTAAATTTAAGAGATTATTCTTTTCTACTTCAAGTTTAACATTAGAAGAAATAAAAAAAACTGTAAAAAATTTAAATGCAATGGGTATTGAATATTATATGCTTCAATGTACTTGTGTATACCCTACACCATTAGATAAACTTAATTTACAGAATATAGAGTATTTTAGAAACGAATTAGGAGTGCAGAATGTAGGCTTAAGTGATCATAGTAATCCTCATGAAGATAGTTTACTATCGTCTAAATTAGCTATTTTTCAAGGAATAGATGTATTAGAAAGACACTTTACTATTTTAAATATAGATGATACAAGAGACGGTAAAGTATCAGTTACACCAAAAATGATGTCTGAACTCAAACGATTCAGTAATATGAATAAAGAAGATCAGTATAGAGAATTAAATAAATTTAACGATCAACAAGTATTTAACCACGATTATTATAGAGGTAGATTTAAATGAGAATAAGTTTTATAATATGTTATAGTTCAACCTGGCCAATGACAGTGTTTGATAAAAGAGACTGGCCTGAGATTAAACCAGATCTCGATCAAGCTATTCTTTCTCATACTAATAAATTAATAGATCAAATTTTATCAGTAGACCTTAACGTTGAAATTGTACTAATCGACAATTCCGGTGACTTTAAATTAAATACTGATGATGACAGAGTAAAAGTTTTAGACGGACTCAAAGTTATAACTAATTTAGAAAAAAGAAATCAAGCTGAAGTTACAGCAATGGCATATAACTTAGGAATTGAAGCAGCAACAGGAGATTATTTTATTATACAGCATAATGATATATGGTATTTAGATAATTACTATCCTATGGATAAATTACTTACTGATGCAATTGGTTTGCTTGAAGAGGATAACTTACAGTATATAACAATTGATGCAAAACCTAAGAAAAAAGTAGCTGAACTTGAAGGATCTTTTTTTGCTGATTGTTACTGGTTTTTATGTAGAAATAATTTTTATAGTAAACATAATATAGATATAGGCTATGAGTTAGGAGATAATAATCACGATGCAACTAAAATTTGTAGAGAAAAAAAATTAAAATTTCTTCATCTTCCGGGCTATTACGAAGTAGGATTAGGTAGATATTATAGAGATACTTTAAGAAAAAATTACCCTGGATTAAACAGAATAAAAAACAATATACATAGCTTTAATGAAATTCCTTTCTTAGTACATGTAAAAGGAGGAACTGGCTTAAAAAATTTTATTAATCATTATGATATTATTAACTAACGGAGATAGTTGGACACAAGGAGATAGCCCAGCACAACAAGCAAACTGGCATGCTAAGAAGTCTATGGACTGGTATGATATTGTTCCTCACTTTGGTAATCTTTATAAGTACCTAGATCCATTTGGAAACCCTCTAGTACACAATAATACTAGAGTACTATATAAATTCTATGACTCGCAGGTTTGGCCTAAAAAACTAGGAAGATTACTGGGGAGCGAAACCTGGAATGCGGGTAGATTAGGAGATGATAATCATGCCATTTGCCAAACTACTATTCAATCATGCGAATGGTTGAAAAATCAAGGTAAAAAACCTGACTTAGTAATAGTTGGATGGACTTCGATGATAAGAATACCTATCTACATAACTGAAAATAATGAACTCACAGTACAACAACAAAGACCGGATAATCATACATTAGCAAATGATTTATATGATAAATTAAACTATATACAAAATGAATTTCTATTTTATATCTTTAATTTACAAAATTACCTTAAATTAAATAATATAGATTACTTATTTTTTAATGCATTTGATAAGTTTGAAGATTTTGACCAACAGTATATGTCTAAATTTATAGACAAATCGAAATGGATTATTAATGACCCATCAAAAGCACACTTTAAAGAATACATATGCGTAAAACATGGATTAGACGACTGGGACGAAGGTAAATACTTTAGAACAGCACATCCTACAGATGTGAGTCATATAGAATGGGCTGAGTATTTGTATGACTATATAAAAAAATTATGAGCACTATAAAATTAATTATATTCGATTTAGACGGAGTTTTAATAGAAACAAAGCACTTACACTTTAAAGCATTAAATAAAGCATTAGGAGAATATGCTTTTGATTGGGCTGAACACCTTGCTGTATATGATGGTTTAACTACTAAACAAAAACTTAAAGTATTATCTGAAAAGAAAGGATTACCTGTAGAAAAACATAATGAAATATGGAAAAAGAAGCAGTTAATTACCTTTGAGATGTTAAGAGATATAGAACCTGATACTAGACTACAGTCGATTATGGCAGAACTATCTAAAGCAGGATTTAAAATGGGATTATGTACTAACTCTATACGTAAGACTGCTATAACAGTTTTAGCTAAACTAGGCTTAGCTGAGTATATGGACTTTATCCTTTCAGGAGAAGATGTTACTAACCCTAAACCACACCCAGAAATATATTGGACTGCAATATCTAAAATGAGTGTTCTACCAGAAGAAACTCTTATAGTAGAAGATTCACCTTATGGATTACTTGCTGCATCGAGAAGTAAGTCTTATATCTATAGAGTTAAAAACCCATCAGAAGTAGTTGTAGATAAAATTTTAAGTAAAATTGAGCAAATAGATATGGGAGAAAAACAATCTACACCGGCATGGAGAGATGAAAATCTCAATGTACTTATTCCTATGGCAGGAGCTGGAAGTAGATTTGAGCAAGCAGGATATACGTTTCCTAAACCTTTAATTGACGTTAAAGGCAAGCCTATGATTCAAGTTGTTACTGAAAATTTAAATATTAAAGCTAATTTTATTTATGTAGTACAAAAACAGCATAGAGAAAAATATAATTTAGATACTCTACTTAACTTAATTACTCCTAAATGTAAAATTGTAGAAGTAAACAGTGTAACAGAAGGAGCAGCTTGTACTGCTCTGTTAGCTAAGAAGTTTATAGATAACGACAACCCTTTATTCTTTGCTAACTCTGATCAATTTGTAGAATGGGACTCAAATGAGTTTCTATATAAAATGAATGAAACAGATGCAGATGGCGGTATAGTTACTTTTAAAGCTACTCATCCTAAATGGTCATTTGCTAAAATTAATAAAGCAGGATTAGTTACAGAAGTTGCTGAAAAGAATCCTATCTCAGATATTGCTACAGTAGGTTATTATTACTGGAAAAAAGGTTCTGATTTTGTTAAGTATGCAGAACAAATGATAGAAGAAGATATTAGAGTTAATAATGAGTTTTATGTTTGCCCAGTTTTTAACGAAGCTATAAAAGATAAAAAAGCAATTAGAACTTTCAATATCGATAAGATGTGGGGTCTAGGAACACCGGAAGATTTAAAGTATTATTTAGAAAATTATTCGTGATTGTATTTACAGCCATACAGAAGACAGGAACTACAAGTATTAAGACTCTTTTAAAAGAAAATGATAATCCTTTTATAAAAGTATTAGACCATGGCTACCTATTTAATCCTTTTAAAAACGAAGAAGATAAAAAGAAATACTGGACTGGACAAGGATTTAAGTCAAAAATAGATAACTCTGAGTCATACTATGAAAACGATACTCACTTAACCGTAGTCAGAAATCCTTTTGACATACTAGTGAGCTATCACTACCATAACTGGCAATATGGATGGGCAAACGTTAATAGAATTCACAAAACTTATAATTGGGCGGATTTTGTAGATCATTACCTAGACCCAGATAAACCTTGGCATTTACCGCCTATGAAAAAGAGTATGTTTAGCTTTATATACGATAAAGATGATAATATGTATATAGATGGATACTTTAAACTAGAAGATATACATAAACTCAATACTTTTTTTCTTACTTTAAATTTACCTAAATTAAAAAATACTAATAGAACCGAATATAAAGTAAAAAACTATAGAGATTACTACACTACAGAACAAGTAAAAGCTTTATCTAAACTATGGGAAAAAGATTTAGATTATTTTAAATATACATTTTAATGAAAATTGCAGTTATTATAAACGGTAGCGGTAAGTATTTAGACTTAACAAATAGTTTATTTGCTGAATGGAATAATTTATATTCTAATGTAAGTTTTGATTTTTATTTAGCTACATGGGAAGACGATATAGATTACTCTAAATATAGTTGGGTTAAGAAATTTATAAGATTAAAAGAAGAAGATTGCCCTTATGATTTAAAGAAACACCCAGCTAGACGTCACCAACCTCATTATTCTTATACTTTACATAAAGCTAATGAACTTATAAAAGAGGATTATAATGCAGTAATACAGACTAGATCAGACTTCTATATGTTTAGAGAAGTTTTAGATTATTTTGTAGACCTATATAAAGATAAGCAGGTTGGAGAAAATATTATTTACTCTTATGCAGGAACTTCTCTTCATAATGGTCATTTATGGACTGACGATATGTTTTTTTACGGCAGTCAGAATACTTTTAATAAATTTAGTAGTATGTTTGAAGATGTATTCATAAATAAAATATTTCCAGAAGAAAAAATAATGATGCATATAATGCAAGCAGAGTATTTAAACTATCAAAAAATTTATAATAGATCTATATGGCCTGTAAAGTATCAAGGTTTATTAATTAGAGAGCCAATGAGATTTGACCCTGATGGAACACATACAGATGCAGGCTGGTCTTTGAAACATCCTTCTCCTAATCAGTTTAAATTTATTTTAGCTGAATCTGGACCTAGATGGATGCTTACTCAGGATAACGGACTAAAAGCTAGACGATTTTTTGAAAAAACAAAAAAAATATGATACTTATTTCACATAGAGGTAATATTGACGGGCCTAATCCTAAATTAGAAAATAAACCTTCTTATATAGTAGAAGCTATAAATAAAGGATATGACTGTGAAGTAGATTTCTGGTTTAAAGACGGTAAATTTGTTCTTGGTCACGATGAACCACAATATGAAATTCCTTTTGAATTTATTAAAAGTTACTATAGAAAACTTTGGATACATTGTAAAAACTATGAAGCATTATCTAAGTTAGTAGAAATCGATAGAGGAGGAGTTTATTTTAATTATTTCTGGCACGATACAGATGATGTTATTCTTACATCAAAAGGTGTTATGTGGGCTAATCCCGGTACCTATATAGAAGGAAGCATTGCAGTACTACCTGAGTACAAAAAAGATAAAGTAGAAGGCAGACTTGGCATATGCAGCGATTATATTATTAACTATGAGCACTAGATATATATTTAAAAATAATTTTGCAATACTAGGTCTTGCTAAAAATGGTAGTCAAGCTGTAAAGCAAATATATTTTAGAAATCCTGGCTGGTTAAAATATGAACTTCAAGATTTTCATAGTAACTCAGTAAACAGAGTTTTAAAACATGATAATCCTGAACATACTCTATATATTCCAATAAGAAAGGTTTGGGATAGAGCATTTAGCTGTATGCTTCAAACTTATTCGGATAAGATAAAACAGCATTTACCAGATGATAATTTGCCGAAACTTATTTCCACTCTTATGCTACCAGAAAGAAATTATGTACCTAAGCTCAATTATTTTCAAAACCCTTCTATAAAATTATTTTTTAATAAAGTATATTTTGGCTCAGGATGGGAAGGTTGTAACTTTAAATTTTTTGATTTAAATTTACTATCTACTAAATTTAAGGATTTTATTGATCCTACACTAGAGATACCATATTATAATATAGCAACTGAAGATAGTGTTAAAATGGCTATAAAAGAACATAGAGATTTAAAATGGTATAAGCGAAAGTTTTTTCATAGAAATTATATGCAGATGATTGAATTTGAACAGCAAGTATGGAATCAAATAAAAACAACTAAATACTGGTTAGATTTATGATTAAAGCAATATTCATATCAGGCTACCTACATGGCCTTAACGATAATATACTTCCTTTCTTAAGTATAGATACTGACGTATATGTACACACATGGAAAGGAAATGATAATGAAAGATGGATTAAAAAGCTTAATAGGTACAAAAAATTCTGCGGTAATCTTACTGTAATGACAGAAAAACCTAAATTTGATAGAAAAAGAATTTCATATCTTTATTCTACTTATGCAGCTATAAGGTTATGTAAAAATATTGACAAGTACGACCATTGTATAAAATTTAAACCTAATTTAGATACTGATATAATAGAATATAACCCAGACCTAATAGAATACTTTAGAAAAGCTAAATTACAATCAAGACCACTGTTAGAAGATTTTGAATTTAACGACTGTATTTATGGCACTATTCATTATAAAACTTTCGATGAAAGAATGTTTACAACGTACCCTAAAGCATTAAAAAAAGTTTTTTCTAAACCATTTAAAAAATTTCATAGAGAAATAATTAAAATAGATAAACTATTTTCATCTATGATGGGAGAAGATTATGAAGGAAGTTTATTATGGACTAGACTATTAGAACAAAATCAAGTACCAGTAATACAGGATATTAACTTAAAATTACCAAACAATATACAATGGCAGTAAAGAGATCAAAAAAGCTTACTAAACAAGAATTTGATAACGTAAAAGTAATTGAAAGAAGATTAGAGCTAATAGAAGCTGAACACGTAGAAATAGGTAATTTGAAAGCAAGGCAAATAAAAAGCTCTTTTAACCTTATTCTAAATGAATACGACCAAAAAATCTCTAAAGAAATAGGTAAATTAGAACTATATATTATAAAGAAAACAAAGGCATTAGAAGGTTTTATCAAAGAGACAGACAATCAGAATACTCACTTGACTAAAAACCTTAGAGATAAATACGGAGACGGAACTATTGATCCAGAAAAAGGCCTTTTCATTCCTAAATAATTTTAGACTTTTAGTATCTATTTATATAAGAAGACAAATACTCTGTTAACAAGAGTTTTTCGATATAGACAATATATTTATAATTAGACTTAATTAAATTTTACCAAACATGGCAGAAACTATAATCTCCCCAGGTGTATTTCAAAGAGAAAATGATATTTCTTTTATCTCCCCAGCACCAGTTGAAGTTGGAGCATGTATAATAGGACCTACAGTAAAAGGACCAGTAGAGGTACCTACAACTGTTACTTCTTATAATGAATATGTAAGAGTATTCGGAGATACATTTGAATCCGCTTCTACTAATCAAGAATTTTTAACATCTATCGCCGCTAAAAATTATTTTTCTCAAGGAGGAAATAGCTTATTAGTAGCTAGAGTAAAAACTGGAACATTTACAGCAGCAGGAAACACACATATTTCATCTTCTGTAAACGGATCAGTTCAACCTTTCCAATTACAGACTTTAGGCAAAGGAGTAATCTATAACAACGCTACAGCATCTACAGCATATGTAGGAGAAGAAAATAGCGATGGTTCAATACAATCAGGATCAGCTGATAATTTGAGATGGGAGGTCTCAAATGTAAATAACTCTAAAGGTACTTTTACTTTATCTGTTAGAAGAGGAGACGACAATACAAAAAATAAAGTAGTACTAGAAACATTTAACAATTTAAGTCTAGATCCAAATTCACCAAATTATATAGAACAAGTAATCGGTAATCAGACTAAAGCTTTAGCTGGTACTTATGATCATGTTACTACTACAGGTGAATACGTAAATAGATCAAATTATATTAGAGTAAGCGCAGTAAATTCACCAACAATTAATTATATTGGTAATAACGGTAGCATAAGATTAGCTGCTGCTTCTGGTTCTTTACCAAAAGCACAATCTGGATCGTTCTTCGGAGCTCAAGGAGCTATTGTTAAAGCTGGTATGAATTTTAATGATAATATTGCAGCAGATACTCAAGGTTTAGGTACAGGTGATTATACCAATATAATTACACTACTTAATAACTCAGACGATTATCAATTTAACATCATTTCAGCACCAGGAATTGTTGATAACCATCATGGAGCAACTGTAGACTTATTAATTGATTTAGCTGAGAATAGAGGAGACTGTATAGCAGTAGTAGATTTACATGCTCATGGTGCAACAGTAGCTAATGTAACTGGTCAAGCAGATACTTTAAATAGTTCTTATGCAGCAGCATACTGGCCTTGGTTACAAACTCAATCATCTACTGGTAAAAATGTATGGGCACCTGCTTCAACATTTATACCTGGAGTATATGCATTCACAGATGGAGCTAACGCACCTTGGTTTGCACCTGCAGGATTAGTAAGAGGAGGAGTTGCTGGAGTAATTCAAGCAGAAAGAAGATTATCTCGTTCACAAAGAGATACTTTATATGATTCTAAAGTAAACCCGATTGCTACTTTCCCAGGAAGCGGAATTGCAGTATTTGGTCAAAAGACTTTACAAACTAAAGCAGGAGCTTTAGATAGAGTAAACGTAAGAAGATTATTAATCGACTTAAAAGAGTTTATCGGAAACCAAGCACAAAACTTAGTATTCGAGCAAAACACAGTAAATACAAGAAACAAATTCTTAGCAGCTGTTAATCCATACTTAGATTCAGTAGTACAGAGACAAGGTCTTTATGCATTTAGAGTTGTAATGGATGATTCAAATAACACAGCTGACGTAATTGATAGAAACCAATTGATTGGTCAAATCTTTATACAACCAGCTAAAACAGCAGAATTTATTGTATTAGACTTCACAGTTGAACCAACAGGTGCATCTTTTGGAGCATAATTAAAAAAATAGATATTTATAATAAATAATAAAAGTATAAAATGGCAGTATTAGATCCAAATGAAATAATGTTTAGAGCGTTTGAGCCAAAAGTACAGAATAGATTTGTACTTTTTATAGACGGTATTCCATCGTTTATGGTTAAAAACGTTGCTTCTCCAAACTTTACAGACGAAGTAATAAAATTAGACCATATTAACTCTTATAGAAAGATTCGTGGTAAGAGAGAATGGGGTGATATGGATATGACTTTATATGATCCAATCACACCTTCTGGAGCACAAGCTGTAATGGAATGGGCAAGATTATCATATGAATCAGTGACAGGTAGAGCTGGTTATTCAGATTTCTACAAAAAAGACTTAACTTTAAATATTTTAGGTCCTGTTGGTGATATCGTAGGAGAATGGATAATCAAAGGAGCATTCATACAAAACGCAGATTTCGGTTCATATGACTGGTCAAACTCTGAAGTAGTTGACTTGAATATGACAGTATCAATGGATTACTGTATCCTAAACTACTAATTATACTTTACATATATTTAAGAACCCGGCATTTAGTCGGGTTTTTTGTTTGTATCATAATTTATTTTTCGTATATTTATTATAAGACAAGTTATATAAAATAAAATTTATGAGTTCAAAATTCAGCTTACCTACCGAAACGGTAGAATTACCATCAAAAGGACTGTTATACCCTGAAGATTCTCCTCTCTCCTCAGGTACTATAGAAATGAAGTATATGACAGCCAAGGAAGAAGATATTCTTTCTAATACAAATTATATAGTTCAAGGTACTGTTATGGATAAGTTACTACAGTCTTTGATAGTAGATAAAGACATAAAATTACATGAGATTTTAGTAGGAGATAAAAATGCCCTTCTGATAGCCGCAAGAATTTTATCTTACGGAAAAGATTATTCGGTTCAATACGGAGGACAGAATATTAATGTTGATTTATCCAAATTAGAGCATAAAGTAATAGATTATAGTATTTTTAAAGATAGAAATAATAGTTTTCAAATAAACCTTCCTAACACAGATAATACTGTTACTATAAAAATTCTTAACTCAGCTGATGAAAAAGCTATTAGTGAAGAAATAGAAGGAAATAAAAAAATTCAAAAAGAAAATCAAACTTCCGTTAGTTCTAGATTAAAACACCTAATTACTTCTGTTAACGGGAATACTGAAAAAAAAGATATTAGACATTTTGTTGATAATTTCTTATTAGCAAAAGATGCTAGAGTAATTAGACAATTCTATGAAGAGATAAACCCAGATATAAATCTAGATTATGAGTTTATCAATAGAAATGGCGGGAAGGAGGTCGTCAGCGTCCCGATAGGGATCGACTTTTTTTGGCCTGACGCCTGAATATAGAACTGCTCTATTCACACAAATTCACGAAATAGTATTTCACGGTAATGGCGGGTATACATGGTATGATGTATATAATATGCCTATATGGTTACGTAGATTTACCTTTCAAAATCTCAAATCTCACTTTGAAGAAGTAGATAAAAATCATAAAAAAGCTGCTAAATCACAAAAGCAAGCTTTTGGTCCTAATATTTCTCCATCCTACTCATCTAAACGTTCTAAAAAATAGATGCTTCCTATTTATACTATATAGACGTATATGGCGATAGATCCTCAAAATAAAAAAAATATACAAGAAATAAAAGTATTCATTGAAGATACTCTGCTAGGGGTATCAGCTAAAATAGGTGAATCTATAAGAGATGCTATTGAAGACTCTTTTGATGGTATAGATGCATCCGTACTTAAAACTGTTAGTAACGATGTAAGTAAAGCTTTTAGAAGTATAGCTCGTTCTACTGACGATTCAGCCAGTAATCAAGCTAAAATGTCTAGAGGAATGGTTGCCTCTAAGGATATTTCTAAACAAATATTTAACTTAGAAGTCAAAAGAGAAAAATTAGCTAGAAAAATTCAAAGAGCTTCTCAACTGGGTGTTAAAATAAATGAAGACGATTTAGATAATACAAATAAAGCGTTAGATTTAGAACAAAAGCAATTAGAAGCCGATCAAAAAACAGCTCAAGCAGTAGAGAAAAGAACAGGAAATTTAGGTGAAATATTTAGTCGTCTAGGAAAAAATAAATTTTTTGGTTCTTTAATAAATGCTGATGAAGCTATGGAAGCTATGAGAGCAAAAGCTTTTGAAGTTAATGGTAAAGAAGGTATGTCTGGCATGACAAAAAATATTAAAGTATTCAATGCTGGAGTTGGCTCAGTTTTTAAAGGATTTACAAAAAGTTTAGGAGTTGTAGGAGTAATAGTAAAATCTATACAGTTCTTTGTGGACCTTCTGTTTAGAGCTGATAGTTTAACCACTAATCTACAGCAAAATTTCGGCTTAACCAGAGATGCAGCAGCATCATTAAATAGGCAATTACAAGATTCCACTCAATACTTAACTGAAACTAATTTCAATACCGAGCAGATGCATAAAGGTTTGCAGGATTTAGTTGAGACTCAAGGAGTGTTAACTTTTTCTCAAGCTGAACAAGCTGAATCTGTAGCTACTTTAACAGAAAGACTAGGTATCGCCGGTGAAAATGCAGCATACTTAGTTTCAGCATTTGAAAATCAAGGTAAGACTACAGCAGAAGTCTTTGATAACATGGCCGGAATAGCAAACTCACAAGCTAAAGCTAATGGGTTTACAATTACAGGCGGTATGTTATTTAAGGAACTTGCTAATACGTCATCTGATGTACTAGCTAATTTTAACTTTCAAGGAGACGAACTAGCTAATGCTGTATTACAAACTAGAAGGTTCGGTGTTTCTCTACAACAAGCTAGTAATATAGCAAGTGGACTATTAGACTTCGAACAATCAATTGGAGCTGAACTTGAAGCTGAACTATTAACCGGTAGACAGTTTAATTTTGAAAGAGCAAGAGCACTTGCTGCTACTGGAGATATAGCAGGAGCAACTGAAGAAGTATTAAAGCAAACTAGAAATCTTAATGATGAACAATTAAGAAGCCCAATAATACAAGAAGCTATAGCACAAGCTACAGGACTTTCTAATGAAGAATTTATAAAAGCCAGAACATTAACTAAAAAACTTGAAGCAGACCAAGGAAAACTCGCTAAAAAATTAGAAGGAGTTGCTGATGCTGAGCAAAGAGCAGAAATAGAAGCTGGAATTTTAAAAGGTATGACCTTTAAACAGACTATGGAGGCTATAACTGCTCAAGAAAAATTCAATAATGCACTAAGTAATGCTAAAGACCAATTTGCTAATTTAGTTGGATCGGGAGTATTAGATATGTTTACTTCAATTTTACCAAGGGTACTTAAGAGATTAGCATGGCTATCAGGTGCTTCTGAGGAATTCGAAAGAGAACAAAGAGTAAGCAAACTTGCTCAAGAAGATAAGATAGACAGAGCAGAAGCAGCTAAATTAATTGATATGGCTGACAAAGCTGAGAATAAGAGGCAGATGGCGAATCTAATGCGTTCATCTAGAAACCCTTATGCTGATACTTCTCAATATAACCTTAGTCAGGAAGAAAGAGATGCAGCTAGTAGAGTAAGAAAAATTAAATTAGACGATTTTACTATAAGAGCTAATCCTAAAGATTCTTTAGTAATGGCCGGTGGTACTCAATTTGGTAAAGAAACTAATGACTTACTAAAAAAATTAATATCTGCTGTAGAAGGCGGTAAGGTTATAAACTTAGAAGGAAGAAAAGTAGGATCGACTATGCTAATGTCAGCCTATAAAAGCTAATAAACTATTTATAAATAAACAATTATGGGAATATTAAAAGATCAATTAACACAATCTAACTTAGGATTAAAAGGTAATACACCAGCTAAAAGAGCAGGAGCGTTAGGATCATCTAAACTACATAATCTTAATTCTCTAGGATCAAGTAATTTAGATTTAGATTCTATAACACCTGATAAGTATACTGATAACTTACCTAGATAGTGCCTTTATTAAGAAATTATATAGAAGGAACTCAATTAAACCGTCTAAAATACGATAATTTTAGTGTCGGTAAAGAACCTATTGTTCAAAAACGAATACCAACGGGTATTAACGAAAGAGGCCCTAGTTCGAATGAAATTAGCAAAAGAGCTGATGATTTAAAAAGAATAGCAACTGTTTTTACAAGATCGGAAGGTATAAAGTATGCTCTTAATGAATCAGTCTTAGCTCAAGTAAGAACTAAACCAACAGCTGCTATAGAATCAGAAAAGCAGTCTTTACTTTCTAAATTTTTAGACGGTACATTTAGTACTGTAAAAGTACTTGGATCTACATTAGCACAAGTGCCGCTAAATGGTACTGGTACTCACTTTGTTAAGGGTTTTGCAGATCGTTCTGGTTATTTACCCCGTTCATATGCAGCAGAAGTAAGCAAAGGAGCATTAGTTGATACTACCGATGTAGAATCAGCTAACCTTACTATAAATAAGAATAGTAAGCTTAGCACAGGATTTTTTATAAACGATATAAAAAAAGATCAAACTGAAGAGGTTCATACATCTCCATTTGAATTTAAAGAAAAACAAGGAGGAAGAAAAGAATTTGCTAAAGAAAACAGAGTAAGTTTAGGAGATATTTCAGCAAGAACAAAAGAGGAAAGAAAATCTCCTTACGAAAAAAATCCGATTCCCGGTAAATTTGATGAAGTTAATGCTCTTTCTCCTACAAAAGAGAGAAAATCATCTGGAGATCCTGAAGAAGCTAGAGATTTAGCTAAATTTAATTTTCAAATAATTGAACCTGGAGAAACAGGACAACAGCCAAACATAACATACTTATATTTTAGAGCATTACTAGATGATATTAGTGACGCACATAATGGAAGTTGGGGAGCTGTAAATTATTTAGGAAGATCAGAAACACTATACAATTATTTAAACTACGATAGAACTATATCACTAAGTTTTAAAGTAGCTGCAATGACTAGACACGAACTTAAACCAATATATCAAAAACTTACTTGGTTAGTATCTAGCACAGCTGGTAATTATAGTTCAGGAGGGTTTAAGAGAGGTACTCTCACTAGACTTACAGTAGGTAGTTTATTTTATGAACTTCCAGGGTTTATAGAAAGTGTAAATTTATCTTGGAATAATACATATCCTTGGGAGATAGCATTAAATAGCCCAGATCCAGTAACTCAAGAAAGATCATTAGATAATGATGTTCAAGAGTTACCTACAGTACTTGATGTACAGTTAAATTATACCGTAATACATGACTTTAACCCGCAAACTGGTTATAATCATTATTTAACCAATCCTGTAACTAATCCATTCTTTGCAAAAAATGAACAGATATAAGAAAATAGATAGATATAGGACTAAAGATGGTAAGAGGTATAGAACTAACGCTATATACCCAAATATTCCTGAAACTGAAAATGATATCTACGTTATAGCAGGAGCGGCAGATAGATATGATAAGTTAGCATTCCAATACTATGGTGATTCAAAATTATGGTGGATTATAGCATCATCTAATAATCACCAAAAAGCATCACTATACCCGGAACCGGGGCAACAATTAAGAATACCTGCGAACAAAGCTTTAGCTTTAGAGCTATACGAAAGCATAAACTCTTCTAGGTAATGTCAATAGGTTGGTCAGATAAGTCTACAATATATGGTAATATTGAAGAAGAAGTCTTTAATCAAATAAATAAAAGACAAGAAATTTTCAATGAACCTAATCGTACTAACGATCAATTGCTTTTTCTTAATAGTAATAACTCTTGGGTTAAACTTACATCGGGAGTAAACATAGACGGCAGCTCTAAATTAGCTAAAGAACATATTCTATTCGCAGGAACTGATGGAAATAACAGACAAGGTATCTTTAATGATTCTCCAGCCTATAGTTTTTCTGAACAATATGGATATAGACCTATGCCTGGTTTACTTAATGTAAATATAAGAACTGATGGATCAAGTTTTGGTGCAGTTAAAAAAGCTTCTGTATCTTTTCAAGTAAACAGTTTAGAAGATCTTAATATAATTGAAAAATTATATATGGTTCCTAATTTTTCTATGTTATTAGAATGGGGACATAGTTTAATATTATCTAATAATGGTACATTAACTGGAGATGTAAGAACCTATAATAATTTTATTGAAAAAACTCCGAAAACAGATGTAGATAAAGGTATTCATGCTTCTGAAGCTATTCTCAAAGCTTTACAGGTTCTAAGAAATGAGCAGTCATTCAACTATGATGCATTATTTGGTAAAGTATCTAACTTTATTTGGAGTTTTAACGCAGAAGGATTTTACGATTGCTCTATTGATATTACAGGATATGGAGAAGTAGCTGAATCCTTTTCAGGTCTTTTTAATCCTAATCCAAGCGAGGAAGATAAGAAAGTATTAGGAGAATCAACATCATTATTTAGATCAGCTTTAGATGCTGCTGATTCTATTATTACTACTATTAATACTTCAAGTACTTTAAGTAATTTAAATAATGTTTATAACCTATCTAAAAGAGACGAGATAGATTTCATACTTAGAAATATAGGCGATATACTTTTAACCCCTTTATCTAATATTTCAGAAGATAAGTCTCCTTATTTTAAATATATTCCCCTTGGTGGTCTATTAAACGCTATAAATAAAAATTTTACTTTAAAAGACGAATCAGTTCCACCTGTAAAATATTTTTGTGGAGCATATAATACGGAAGTAAAAGAAACACCAGAACCTATTAATAAAACTCCTTTTGTAACTTTTGATAATCATATACCTCATAATTTAAGTATATGTATGTTGCCTAAGCCTCAACTATATAAAAAAGCTGGACTATATTACGTATATTCCGGTGTTAAAGCGACTAATGAAATAATAAAAGGAGAATATAACGATATTTTAAATATACTATTAGAAGTAAACTACGTAAAAGGAGTATATGATGAACTTATTGAAAAAGGAGAAAACGAAGAAATAAATATTTACGATTTAGTATTAAAAATTTTAAACGGTATACAAAAATCATGCGGTCAAATAAATAGTTTTGAAATAGCAGAACAAGATCAAATAAAATATATTGTAGATAGAAATATAGTACCTGGAAAAGAAGACATAAAGAAAGAAATTAACTTATACGGTAAAGAAAGTACAGCAGTAAATGTTACTTTAGAAAGTCAAATACCAAGTAGCTTAAGTTCTTTAATAGCTATAGGAGCATCCGCAGGAGGAACTGATCTAAACGAAAATATTTTTAACTTTCAAAATTATTACTTAGGACTTAAAGATAGAATTTATCCTACTAAAACTGTCACTAAATCTCCTGTAATAAATGAAGCAGCTGAACTAGAAAAACTACAGTTAAATGTAAATGCTCTATCAAGATATATAAATACCATAAATACCGAAAAGAAAGTTCCTGATAATACTTACTCTGATATAGTAACCAGTCATCAGATAGTTACTAATCTATTTTTAAAAGATACCATAATTAAAGCTGATACTAATGCACCTAGTGTTATCCCTGTTACTTTATCTTTTGATATATTAGGTATATCAGGGCTGAAAATTACAGATACATTTACTTTAAAACCTGGTTTACTACCAGAAAGGTATGATGGAAGAGTAGGATTTGTTGTAACTGGAATAGATAATAAAATAGAAGCTGATAAATGGTATACTACTGTATCAGCTCAAATGATAATAGTAGAAAAATATACAGAAACTGAACCTATCGAAATAGATATAGAAAACATAACTTTAACAACGTCAGCAGCAGTAAGAGAAGCAGCTAGAGATGAAGCAATAAACCAACCTGGATTCCCACATGCAACAGAAGTAAGAAAAAACCTAAATACATTTGTTACTGAAAAACCAGAACAACTTACATCATCAGGATTTGATATCAGACCCGAAACAGCAGATTTTGCTATTGAGTTAATGAAGTTCATATCGAAAGAACTAAAGACTAGCGGTGGAATGGGTGGAAATGCTTATCCTAATTTGAGATTAAGATGGACTGCTGGTAATGATGCATATCATTTATCTAATAAGACTGTTAACCACTCATCAGGTAAAGCATTAGATTTAGCTTTTTTTCCTCCTAAACAATATAAACCAAGAGAATATAAATTTATAAAGAGAGTAATAAAAAAATATATAAAAGGAAAACCTGGAATTAGTTTTAAAGACGAACATCCTGCACCTGACGGTAAACCAAGTGCTCATGCAACAGGTCCTCATTTTCATTTCCTTATAATACCCGGAGCTTATATTCCAGTAAACTATAAACCTAATTTACAACCTGAAATGAGATCAGTAGCAGATCCAGACAGATCTTTTATTGTCAGTTAATTTTTATAATTAAGTATAAATGTATTTACCAAAGTCAAAATATAAAGTAAAGTACACTGCTGGTAGAGAACTCATCAATCCTGATGGTTCTAATTATACTGGTGCTTTTATAGAAACCTACAAAGGTGAAGTATTTAGTGGATCAAGTTTATCAAGTAAGTCTAAACGACTAACTGATATAAGAGTAGCAAAAGAATTTACGAATAAACCATTACGTTTTAAAAACGATATAATATCACCTACAGAAGTAGACTATAAAAAAGGAATATTTAGTAGGTATTTTATACAAGATAGACGAAATAAAAAAATTATAGAGGTTAATCTTGAAAATTACCAAAGGTTTTTATCTAAAAAATTTACAAAAGGTGTAGAAATAGAATGGATATTAAGCGGACCAGTTGAAAATATAAATAAAGGTCCTTATATTTATTTTGGAGCTGCTTCTAAAAATAAAGAAACGGTATTAGAAGCTGAAAGTATAATAAAAAGTCTGTCAAAAGTAGTAAATAATTACGGACAGTTTGTAGTCTAAGAAAATACTCTTATATTACATAAAAGGTTATATATGTTTTACATTATTGAGACAGATACTCAATTAGAAAGGTTACAAGCGTTAGGTAGATTAGGAGGATATATCGATATAGTTCCGACTAACTACTATTTCCATCCTAAACTTACATCTACAGTAGCAGTATACCTTAGACCTATTAATTCTAAACATGGATTTATTATTCCTATAGATCACGAAGAAGGACTTAATGTAGATAAAGAGCGTGTCTATGAACTTCTTAAATCATACACGTCACTTTATACTTTAGATAAAAAATACCTTTTATATCACTTTAATCTCCAAGGAGCTACGGACTTATCTTTACTTTATTCTATGGTAAAATACGATAAGTTAGATTATTCTAGAGATTTTTCTTTTATTAATATTTTTTACAATAAATTTAAGAATAGTAATATTACAAATAAATTAATTCCGATATCAAAATTATATGAGGCGTCTGAAAAAATTTATGATAAGGTAAAAGATAGTATAGAGATAACTATTCCTCATGGATTTGACTTTTATAATAAAACAGCAACTAATGTATTTTATTTATTAGAACAATCAGGATTAGGGATTCATACAGAAAAGTTTGTAGAAATGTTTACTCCAAGAGAGTTAAAACAAAATACCGTTAATGATGTTACCTATACATACTATAACCTATATAATATAACATCAAGACCAACAAATGCTTTTAATTCTGTAAATTATGCTGCAATACCTAAGACAGATAAACATCGATCTACTTTTAAACCACAAAACGACTTTTTTGTAGAGTTTGACTTTGACGGATATCATGTTAGATTACTTTGTGAGCAGTTAGGTTATAAATTAACTGACGAATCAGCTCATATGCAACTTGCTAAAAAGTATTTTAAGAAAGAAGTAGTAGGAGATGAAGAATACAATAAAGCAAAACAGATTAACTTTCACGCTTTATACGGTAGAATACCAGAAGAGTACAAAGATGTAGATATATTCGTTCAGATTCAAGAGTTTATCAACTCACTTTGGATAAAGTACGAAGGATTAGGAGAAGTAGAAAATCCTATATCAAGAAAACCCTTTACTGAAGAGTTAAAAGATATGAATCCACAGAAACTAATGAATTATTTAATGCAATCGTTGGAAACCTCAAGAAATATACTTATCTTAAAAGATGTATTAAGATATCTACAAGATAAAAAGACAAAAGTAGTATTATACACTTATGATTCACTACTTTTTGACTTTAGTAAAGAAGATGGAAAGGATACATTAGAAGAGTTAAAAGATATACTAGAGTCTAATAAAAAATACCCGGTAAAATTTAAATACTCAAAAGATCTATGTTTGTGAAACACTTTAATATTTATAACAAATGACAATTGTTGCAAGTCCAAGGTTCGATTACGACATCGACCCTCTATATTTAAATGATGATATGAGTAATAAATTATTCTGTACATTCGCTACAGAAGAAACGCTTGAGCCTGTTTTAGAAAATATTCAAGAACGCTACAAAATAATTTACAATAAAATATTTGTACTATATTCAAAAAGTTTAAACGAATATATTTGTACTTATAATGTAGATTTTGGTAATGTAGGAAAGTTTTTGGACAACACCATTCTTGTACATAGGAAAAAAGAATCCAATACCCTTTATACTATTAACGCTCTCAATACGTTAATAAAAGAACTAAACGAAGGAGTTCTAGATACTTCGTACAGGGTAAATTGGACAGATTATCGAAACTGTGTACTTCTTACAAAAGGACCAGATTTAAAAAGAATTAATACTAAGTTATTTAAAATTATTGAGCTATAGTTGGTTCTTAATTTTTATCTTCTTATATTAATATAAAGTTATAATTTAAAAATTAGTTATATGGATTTAAATGCGATTAAGGCTAAGCTAGATGCCTTAAACAACAACGGTCAGCAAAGAGAAAAGACTGACTATTCAACAATTTTTTGGAAACCAGAGTTAGGAAAACAGACTGTAAGGTTAGTCCCTTCTATATTTGATCCTACTATGCCTTTTAAAGAGCTAAAGTTTCACTACGGTATTGGAAAGTATCCTATGGTTGCTTTATCTAATTTTGGTAAACAAGATCCTATCGAAGAATTTGTAAAAGAATTAAGAAAAACTTCAGATAGAGATAACTGGTCATTGGCCGGTAAAATCCAACCTAAAACAAGAATCTTCGCTCCTGTAATAGTTAGAGGAGAAGAAGAAAAAGGGGTTAGATTATGGGGATTTGGTATTACTATATACAAAGCTTTATTAGCGTTGATTGCCGATGAAGATATAGGTGATATCACAGACGTTATTAATGGATGGGACTTAGTTGTAGAACAACAACAAGGTAACCCTTATCCTGAAACTACAGTTAGGATTAAACCTAAACAAACTGCATTATCTGATAATAATGATCAGGTAGATACTTGGTTGAAAACTCAACCTAATCCATCTGAAGTGCATACTCAGTATGAATATGACTTTATTAAGAAGCAGTTACAGAATTATTTAAACCCAGGTTCGGCTGATGAAGCTACTCCTGCTAAGCCAGAAAGCTCAAGTCCTCAAAAGACTGACTTTACTTTAGAAACAGCTACTGCTGGCAACAAAGACAAAGTAAGTGAATTTGATGACCTATTTAACGAGTAAAAATGGCAAAGAAAAAAGAAGACGTAAAAGCAAGAGCGACTGCGGCTGTTCGTAAGTCGTTTAATTTAAGTAATTTTAAGAAGAAAAAAGGATTTTCTAATGCTTCTGTAAAGTTTAAAGAACAAGGATGGATTCCTTTATCTAAAGCTTTTCAGGACATTACTTCCCTCCCCGGTATTCCCACCGGACACATCACTCTGTTGAGAGGACATAGTGATACGGGCAAAACCACTGCCCTGATAGAAGCTGCGGTGAATGCTCAAAAACTGGGCATTCTCCCAGTCTTTATCATTACTGAGATGAAATGGTCTTGGGAACATGCTAAAGAAATGGGATTACAAGTAGAGGAAGTTGTAGATGCTAACGGTACTGTAACAGATTATGAAGGACATTTCCTTTATGCTGATAGAGGTACTTTAAATACTATCGAAGATGTAGCTGTTTATATGGCTGATCTTATGGATGAGCAAGCAAAAGGTAACTTACCTTATGACTTATGCTTCTTCTGGGATAGTATCGGATCAGTTCCATGTGATCTTTCTGTAAGATCTAATAAAAACAACAATGAATGGAATGCTGGTGCAATGTCTACTCAGTTCGGTAATAATCTTAACCAAAAGATTCTATTATCTAGAAAAGAAAACTCACCTTATACAAATACTTTAGTAGCTATAAACAAAGTATGGACTATGAAACCTGAATCGCCGATGGGTCAACCTAAGCTTCAGAATAAAGGTGGTATGTCTATGTGGTATGACTCCACACTAGTTATTACTTTTGGTAATATTACTAATCCTGGAACTTCTAAAATTAAGGCAATTAAAAGTGGTATGCAAGTCGAATTTGCAAAAAGAACAAACGTTCAAGTAGAAAAAAATCATATAGGAGGAGTCCAATCTAGAGGTAGAGTAGTTATGACACCTCATGGATTTATTCCTGATGATAAGAGAGCTATCGATAAATACAAAGATGCACATAAAGAACACTGGTTAAAACTAGTAGGTTCAGTAGACTTTGATCTTATTGAAGAAGGTGATCTAGAAGAAACTCCAATATCACCTAATCTACTTGACTAGTGAGCTACACCAATATACTAAATAACTTAAAGCAGACCCCACCCCCTGAGCTAAACGACCATATTTTGGTCATAGATGCTATGAATATGCTTATTCGTAGTTTTTCGCTGCTCAAAGCAATGAGTCCAACAGGTCACCATATCGG